TTAAAATACATATTTATCATCAAATATTTCATAAAAACCAAAGCTAGGTTCAAATCTAACAAAATATTTATCAAATTTTTTTCCTATGCCATATTTATTCTTAAAATCTAAAATAATATCATTTAATTGTTTTTCTGTTATATCATAAAATTCAGCTATTTCGTAGATGTTTTTACAACCATGACAATAAGTATAAACTAAATCTAAAGGTTCTAATATAAATTTATAACCCTCTCTTCGAGCAATTAATTCTTGTTTTCTATTTTTTAATTCAAATTGATCTGTAATATCACCATAAGTTTTAACATGATGTCCTAGTTCTTCAGCTAAAACACCATGCTTCTGTTTTTCTGTTAATCTTGAATTTATTAAAATTTTATTATTATGATAATATCCACATTCTTCATTAGTTTGAAAATCTATCTCTCTAACCCTTATACCAAGTTTTTCTACTTTAACTAATAGTTTTTCATATTTAGTCATGTAATCATCCCCCAGGATTACTATTCTTCGTCCATTTGTTTAAATATTTCTTTTGCTTTATTTAAATTTTTTTTAGCAGTTTCAGAATCTAAATTATCATCATGAGCTGCCAAAGTATATTTTGATTCTTTTTCTTTTACCCTTGATTCAATGATATTGTCTTCAATATATTTATTTATTTCTGTAAGTTCTGAAACTCTTTTTATTGCTTCATCCATTCCAGTAACATTTAGTTTATCAAAGTAACTTATTAATAATTCTTTTTTACGAGAATATTCAGTGAATGGTTTTAAATTAATTGTAAGATGAAGTGTGTTCTTTTCTATATTTTCTTTATAAGTTTTTAAGTATAATTCATCACTAATATTAGTAGTCATCTGAGCATCTTTTTTTATAAGCCAAGTAGGATTAACATTAATTGCTTTTGCAATAGATTCTATAACGGGTAATTTCATTTTTGCTATTAACCCTTTTTCATATCTTTGTATAGTAGAGCTAGCTACTCCTACAATATCAGCTACTTCCTGAAGTGTTAAATTTAGTTCTTTTCTTCTTTCTTGAATTCTATTTCCAATTTCTAATAAAGTTAAATCACTTTGTTCAATTTCTTTTTTCATTTTTGAATCTCCTCCATAAATACATTATATAACAGAAAATTGCATACCGCAATGTTAAAGTATGTAATATTAAAAAAAAATTGCATAATGCTATTGATATAGGAATTTTATAGTGATATTATAAAAATATAGAAATTGCATAGTGCAAAAAAAGAGGTGAGTGTCGAATGGTTAATACTTTAAAGTTAAAAGCTCGAATAATGGAATTTGGATTAAATCAAAAGGATGTTGCAAAAGTTTTAAATGTTGCTCCTTCAACTGTTAGCCAAAAAATTAACAATGTAAGACCTATGTATTTAAAAGAAGCAGATTTATTAGCTGATTTACTTAAAATAGATACTATGCAATTTGGTGAATATTTTTTTAGTTCAAATATTGCATAGCGCAATGGGAGGAGAGGAAGAAATGAATAAATTTATACCATTGGAATTTAAAAATCAAAGAATTATGACAACAAAAGTGTTAGCAGATAGTTTTGGAACTAATGATAAAATAATTCAGCAAAATTATAAAAGAAATGAAGAAAGATTTATTGAAAGAAAGCATTATTATAGATTAATTGGACAAGAATTAAAAGATTTTAAAGCTGACCTTCAATTAGAAGGCAACCTTAAATTTACGAGTGAATTAATTTTATGGACAGATAAGGGAGCAGCAAGACATGCAAAAATATTAGATACTGATGAAGCTTGGGATGTATATGAGAAACTTGAAGAAAATTATTTTAATCCCAATAAAAGTGTACAAGTATTAGATACTTCTGAATTATCACCAGAACTTCAAATGTTTAAGCAAATATTTGATACAGTAGCTAAACAACAATTAGAAAATAAGGAAATCAAGAAAGAACTAAAAGAAACAAAAGAAGAAATACAAGGTATTAGGGATGCAGTTACATTAGAACCTAATCAATGGAGGAAAGACACAGCAACTTTAATAAATAAAATTTCTAATAGGCTTGGTGGATTTCAACATATAGAGCTTATAAGAAAAGAAGCGTATAAGCTGTTAAATAGTTCTTACGGAGTTGATATAAATCGTAGGCTTCTTAATAAAAAGAAGAATATGGCGCTTGAAGGATGCAGCAAGTCTAAAATTAATAAGATTAATTATTTAGATGTAATTGCAGACGATAAGAAGCTTATTAATGGCTATATAAATATTATTGGTAGACTGTCTGTCAAATATGGGATTAAGGAGTGATTTGCATGGAAGAGATGCTTTATACAGTAAAAGAAGCATCAAAAATATTAAAAACCAATACTGATTATGTATATTCATTAATTAGGAAAGGATATTTAAGGTGTTTAAAATTAGGCAGTTATAAAATTAGAAAATCAACATTAGAAGAGTTTTTAGCGAAGTATGACGGTTTTGATTTATCTGATTTAGAGAATGTTAAAGAATTGGAACTAAATTAATATAATAGCAAGTTAAAAAAGTATTAAAAAAAGAGAACTTTCATGATTGAGTATATTTGTTTAATAAATTGAAAATACTATTTCCAAAATTTATTTTAAGGAGATATGTATTTAATGATTAATTATGAATTTGTAGTAGATGTTGAACCAGATAAAGAAACTATTAGGGAATTTCATAGAGGAATTGCAGAAGATTTAATTGAGAATTTTGGAGAAGAAACTATGAAAGAAGTGGTTAGGCAAATCAAAGAAAAAGACATGATAAATGAACAATAAGATAACAGGCTAAAATGCCTTTTGAAAATAGTTAACATAATTTTTTATTGGTCAAGCTGTAGGAAATACACAGAACCCACTACAGTCTAAGAGGGAGTATTGGAATGATAAAAATTAAATTAATAGGAGGACTTTAATGGAAGAATTGCAGATTTTTAAAAATGAACAATTTGGACAAGTAAGAATGGTTGAAATAAAAGGTAGGCCTTATGCAGTAGGAATAGATATTGCAAAAGCATTAGATTATTCAAATCCAAGTAAAGCAATAATTAATCATTGTAAAGGCATTACCAAGTTGGGAATACCTTCCGAAGGAGGAGTTCAAGAAACAAATATAATTCCAGAGGGTGATATTTATAGACTTGTAGTTAAAGCAGCAGATCAAAGTAAAAACTTAGACATTAAACAAAAAGCTGAGGAATTTGAAAAATGGATATTCGATGATATATTACCTTCTATAAGAAAACATGGAATGTATGCAACAGATGAATTACTAGATAATCCAGATTTACTTATAGCAGCAGCAACAAAATTAAAGGAAGAAAGAGCAGCAAGAATTGAAGCAGAGAAACAAAGGAATAAGTTAATACATCAAACTAAACTTTATACAACAAGCGAAATTGCTAAAGAATCAGGATTAAGAAGTGCTACACAATTAAACAACCTATTAGCAGAAAAGAAAGTACAGTATAAGCAAAATAAGACATGGCTACTTTATTCTAAGTATGCAGAGTGTGGTTATGTAAGTATAAAACAAGATGTTTTAGATAATGGTCATATTATATACGACAGAAAATGGACAGGTTCAGGAAGAGACTTTATATTAAATCTTTTATCTTAACATAATAACAGAATTGTAAGGAGGAATAAACATGATACGAATAATTAACAATACATTATATCTAAATGATGGTACTTTTTATAACTTAAGCAATACAAGTAAGAAAAGAGTTTTGCAAGGATTAAATTCTCAATTACAAGAAGGAAGTTTGACTGAAGCTGAATATAATCAATGCCTAGAATTAATTTCAATGAGTAAAAAAGAAGAACTAAAAAAATTAGAGGAAGTATGTAAACCAGTAGTGGATTATTTAAAAAAGAATTATGATCCACATTGCACAGTAGTTATTACAGATAGTCAAATAAGATTAGTTAGAGATGAAATAGGTATTCCAGTAAGAACTGCTCAAGAAGTACCAGTTCAAGAGCAGTCTAAAGAAATTGTTATTGATATCAGCGATCAAAATTTTAGCAGTGAATCTGCTGAGTATGTTGAGTGCCCTTATTAAAATAAGCTTCTAACAGTTGGCCAATCTTCAGATTTTAATTGACCATAATGATTTTGAGTAATTTCAGAAATAAATAAACCATCATTATTATCTAAAGCTGAAGCTAAGTATTCATAAATTTCTTTAGCGGATTTAGGAGATTTAATAATATAGGTAGATTCAAGAACGTGAACATAGTTAGTGTTAGATAAATTTTTAATTAATTCACGTAATTGGTTATATTTCTGGTTAGGCTTGTTTAAATCATATGAAATAATATAGACCATAAAAGCACCCCCTTTCAACATAATTTTACCATATGTTAGGGGAATGTAAAAATGAAAACAACAGGAATTGTAAGAAAAATGGACGAGTTAGGAAGGGTAGTAATACCAATGGAACTAAGAAGGAACTTAAATATTGGTGAAAAGGATGCACTAGAAATTTACGTAGAAGGAGATGACATAATTTTAAGAAAGCATAATTTTGAATGTGTTATCTGTAAAGAAACTGATGATTTAGTTGATATACCAAATTCAAAATACAAGATTTGTCCTAGTTGCTTAGCAAATATGAAGAATATCTTATAAGGAGGATTAACATGGAAGATGTAAATTTGTATGTAAACTTGCTTTCTAAGAAGAGACATAAGGTATCTATTGTAAAGAGAATAGTAAAAAGGATTTTAGGATTATGAATAATCCAAGAAAGCTAAATAACAGACATAAAAGATTCTTAAGTAACCAAGGATATGATCCAGAAGATTTCTTAATAGTGAGTGAGGGATATGACCATTATACATTTTACAGCAAAGTTATTAAGAAGATATTTGATATAAGGAGGTAGTAATGGGGAATATCTTAGCAATAAACACTATTGCAGATGATAGAGAAAAAGCAAAAGAAATAACCGATAGAGTTATTCAAAAAGGAGATAAAGAAGGGAGGAAATTTGGAGATATACTTCAAGAAGAATTAAAGAATATAGAAAGGAATGAAAAAAGTGATTGATGTAACAGAACACTTAGGACTAGCCTATAGCGAAGCAAGAAAAATTTATAAAGTATTAAAAAGTAAATATGAACTTGAAGATTTAATACAAATTGCTAGTGTAGGTTTAGTAAAAGCAGGTATAAATTATAATTACGATAAAGGCTATACATTTTCAACATTCGCAACAGCATGTATAAGAGGAAGTCTATACAATTTTATAAAAAGGGATAAGAAATATAATTTAAAAGAGGGTGTGCCACATAATTTTTCAATCATTTCTTATGAATATGAATATGATACAGGTAGTTTTGATGAAAAAATAGGGGCAAATGAATTTGAAGATGAATTAATTAAAAAAATAGATATTAAAAGTGTAATTGAAAAATTAGATGAGAAGGAAAAACAAATTATAGAACTATATTATTTTAAGGATAATAAGCAAGTTCAAGTTGCTAAGTTATTAGGAACAAACCAAATTCAAGTATCTAGAAAATTAAAGAAAATAAGAAAAGCTACCAAGAACTCCGACCAAAGCGTTCCTAGTAGCATACGAAAAATTACAGTTTCATTATACCACAAAACTGGAGGTGTGCAAGTTGATTAAAGTAGGAGATACATTAAGAATGTATTCAATAGAACTTAATATAGATGGAGATGTGAAAAAAGAAAAGGAAGAATATCCAGTTGTGGCAGCTAAAGAATATACAGACTATTCAAAGAAAAAGAAAGGACAATATATTGTTTTAGATGATGATAGCTACGCAATATTACAAACAATAGACCAAAAATACTCAATCCATTCAATCTTAAATAAAGTTAATGTTTATGAAAGAAAGTGGTGCATAAGGTCACTTAAGGATTATATAAGTGCAAATGTTACAACTAGTGAAACAGATGATAAAAAAGTTTATAAGAAGCTTAAGAAAGAAATAGAAAAATATTTGCAAAGCAATTATGGAAGATACGGAAATTATATTGACTTTTTAAATAATATTGAAATTTAGGTGATATTAATGCTAATAAAATGTACAGCCAAAGCTTGCAAATACAATCAGAATGGTATGTGTACAAGCGAAATTATAGAAATGATAGATGTTGAAGAACAAGAAAATATAAAGTTTAAAGATGAAGATTTTATGGTATGTAAAACTTTTGAATTTAGATGTTAAGGAGGAATTTAGATGGCAAATAATCAAATACAAGGCTTAGTTTTGAAACAAACTAATACACTATTAACTAATATGTTAGATAAAGAGGTGACAGCTTTACCAAAAGGATTTAATACTTTAAGATTCAAACAAAATGTATTGAGTGTTTTAAATACATTAGATTTAGCAAATATGAAAGGGCAAGAATTTAATTTAGCAAAATGCATTATGAAGGGTGCTTATTTAGATTTAGATTTTGCTAATAATGAGTGTTACGTGATCATTTATAGTGGAAAACCAGAATTCATGACTGATTATAAAGGTGAAACTAAATTATGTAGAAAATTTAGTGCAAAACCAATAAAAGATATATATGCAAAGTTAGTAAGAATTGATGATGAATTTGAAGAAGGTGTACATCATGGAAAGCCTTATATAAACTTTAAGCCAATTCCTTTTAGCAATAATGATATTATCGGGGTTTTCGCAGTAGTTTATTACGAAGATGGTTCAATGGAGTATGAGAGTATGTCTAAAGCAGATGTAGAGTTTGTTAGGGATAACTTTTCTAAGAAGAGTAGAAAGACAGGAAAGTTCTCAGATGCATGGGAAAAAAGCTTCGGTGAAATGGCAAAAAAGACAGTACTAAGAAGATTATGTAAGCATATAAATATTGACTTTGATAATATAGAACAGCTTAATGCTTGGGAAGATGGTTCGGATATGGAATTTGAGAACCAAAAACCAAAAGAATCAGTTAATGAAAAGAGTGCTCTTGAAAAAGAACTTGAAGAGAATGGAGAACTTGAAACTGACTTTATAGATACTCCTTTTGAGGTGGTAGAAAATGAAGATAACTAAGGAAAATTATTATAGCTTAGAAAGCGATTTAAGCACAATGTCTGTTAGCCAATATAAAATGTTTATGAAATGTGAAGAGATGGCTGTGGCAAAGCTAAAAGGAGAATATAAGCAAAATCAAAGTGATGCATTTTTACTAGGCAAATATATTCATTCTTGGAGTGAAGGTACACTTGAAAAATTTAAGGAAGAGAATCCTAGTTTATATTCTAGTCAAGGTAAAACCAAAGGACAGCTTAAATCTACATTTAAGATAGCAGAGACAATGGTTAGTGCTCTAAAGAATGATAATAATTGTATGAAGTTTTTAGATGGTGATAAAGAAGTAATTATTGAAGGTGATTTATTTGGAATACATTGGCGTGGAATGGTTGATGTACTCAATTTAGAAAAGGGATTTTTCTCAGATTTAAAAACAACTCAAGGGATGCATAAAAAATATAATGGATTAACTTTCATAGAGCACTATGGATATATAGAGCAAATGGCAGTATACAGGGAGTTAATTAAACAACAGTTTGGAAAAGACTTGATTCCTTATATTGTAGCTATTGAAAAAAATGATAATCCACTTAAAGCAATAGTAAAAGTTGATGAAAGATATACGAATCCTAAACTAGAAGAAATTAAGTATACACTTAACAGAATAATAAAAGTGAAAAGTGGACTAGAAGAACCTATTGGATGTGGAATATGTGATTACTGTAGGAAGAAGAATAAGGTAACTCAAATTTTAACAATAGAGGATTTGTAGGGGTGATTATATGGCACAAAGAAGGATGTTTAGTCTAAAAGTAATTGATACAGATATGTTTTTAGATATGCCACAATCAGCAAGGCTATTATATTATGATCTTTCTATGAGAGCAGATGATGATGGATTTGTAGCTTCACCTAAGAAGATACAAAGAATGATAGGATGCTCAGATGATGATTTCAAGATATTAATAGCTAAGAGATTCCTAATTCCATTTGAGAGTGGTGTATGTGTTATAAAACATTGGAGAATACACAATTATATTCGTGCAGATAGGTACGTAGAAACTATTTATAAAGATGAAAAACAAGAGTTAATTGAAGAAAATGGACAATATGAAGTTATACCAAAAGCTAATGACATACCAAATGTCATACCAACGGTTTCCAATATGTCAACGCAAATGGATACACAGGTTAGGTTAGGTAAGGTTAGGTTAGAGTTAGGTAAGGATAGTATAGATAATACAACTAAAGTTGTAAGTAGTACTAAAGTACAACCCATAACATCAAAATGGAATGAATTAGGCTTACAAAAGCTTATTTCTATAAATAAAGGTACTAATAGATACAAATTACTTCAAGCAAGAATTAAGGAGTATGGAGAGGAACAGGTATTGCAAGCTATAGAGAATATTAAAGATAGTAGTTTCTTAAAAGGTCAGAACGGTAAAAGCTGGACCATAACTTTTGATTGGCTAATAAAACCTAATAATTTTGTAAAAGTTCTTGAAGGAAATTACAAAGATAAAGAAATACAACCTCAGCCACCAAATAAAAGTGGAAAGTCATCATTAAGGTTTGACAATTTTGAAGCAAGAAATTATGACTATGATTCTTTAGAAAAAAAGTTATTGGGATGGGAAGAAAGTAATTAATAGATTATAGAATGAGGTGATTAAATGAAATTCAAAGAGCTTAAGTCAGATTGCAACAAAGTTGATGTATTAATAAATAAGTGGTTAAAGGAAAATCCAAGCGTAAAAGTTATGGATGTTAATTATACAGCTAACAATTTTGGTAGTCATGTACTAGTTAGTTATGAAGAATAGTTCATTATTGTCAGAAAGGATGTAGAAAAATGGGTGTGTCAATTGTAAGTAAAAATAAAGCAATAGATTTAGGTTATGGAGGATTTAACAGATTAAGAACAAAAGTATCAGAATTAATTAATTCTGAGATTGCAAAACATTATAAAGAACTTGAACAATCTAGTTTCTTATTTGGAGAAAAAAGAGAAGAATACATCAAAAAGTATGATGCAGAAACAGAAAGACTTGATAAAAAGTATGATTATAAATATAACTCAGTATTACATTTTTTGTATGCTTGCGATTGCGGAGCTACTATGAAAGTAGATGTATGTAAAGAATTATATGAGGTCATAAAAGACTATGATGATGATGATACTTTATATGGATATTCAGGAAGAGAAGATTGCACAAGATTCAAGGATTTTAAAGAGTTGGTTAAAGATTGCATTGATAATAATGAACCTATGGAATGGTGCTGATACTACGCAATATGTAGAAAGGGTGAAATAAATAATGGAATGGTGTAATGATAAAAATAAATTAGTGAATGGTAAGAAATTGTAGAGGGAGTAAAGTAAAATATGAACAAATATAAAGAAGCTTTGGATCAAAAATTAAAAGAAAAAGATATTAAATGTCCTCATTGTGGATGTGAAGATATTGGCATAGACAATTGGAATATGTTTGATGGAGAAAAAGATTGGTTTTATTATTGCATAGCATGTGACGATACATTTGTAAAATAATTCGCAATTCTAAAAATTTATAAAATGTAGAAAATATGTGTTTTTGTAAAAGGGTGTAGTAAATGAATAGTAAGAATGAAAGGAAGAGAGGGATGTAAATGACTGAGTTAGATAGATGCAGACATTGTGATAAATGGATGAAGCAAAGTTGCCCGAAAGAGTTGAAGGGTTTAAAACCAAGCATGAATCAGTTAGCATGTAATTCTTTTTTGAAAATAGTAAAGAATTAAATGGTTCACCATACTAATATTAAATGAGTTGCCGAGGTCGGCAAGATGTAAAGATATCAGATATTGTGCAATCAAGTGAGGTGAAAAATTTGAAAATAATTCCGTGTGAAAAATGTACTTGTTGTAAATGTTCAAATAAAAAATGTGAGTATTATTGCAAAAATCACAAAAAAGATTGTGATATGGGGATTGATACTAATTGTGACTATTTTAAACCTAAAAATATGGAGGAATAAAAGATGATAATTATTGAATGTAAGGATATTTGTAGAGCGAAAGAAGATTTGCAACATCAATGTTGTTATTTTTGTGAATATAGTTCAGAGTGTGAAAACGAAAGTCGTTGTAAAAATACTCCACCAGAATGTAAAAACTTTAATTCGTGATACTACAATTTGATGCAGAAGTGAGGAGATAAGAATGGAAAATATAAATTGGATGACTGTAATAGTAAGTGCCATTATTTCAGCTATTACAGTCCAAATATTATTAATAATAAATATTAAAAAATTACAAAAAAAGATACTAGAATTTCAAAAAGATACTATTGAAGCCTGTACAGATGAAGTTGCTGAGTATGTTAGTAAGAAATTAAAAAAGTATTAAATACTAAACCAAGATGAAAAGCTAAATAGAGAATGAAGCTGCAGCTATAGTTGTAAAACTTCATTCTCAATAAATAATCAATTTCAAAAGAGGGGGAAGAGAAAATGAGCAACTTAAACGAAGAAGTATCGATAAAATTAGTGGGAAAATTAACATTGTTATTACCCTTTTTAGAACAGAAATTAGATATGCAACTAGAAGTTAAGAAAGTTATAGATGAGACTTTATATAGCTATGAAGTACAAAGTAAATGTACAGATTTAGTTTGCAGCGATATAGAAGATTAGTAGTTTAAATTTATTAATAATAGAAAGAAGGATTTAAAAATGGAAAATATGATTAATTTAGAAACATTTGCTGAGGGAGCGTTAGCAGAAAAGGTAAATATGGCACTTAAAGAGGTACTTTCAAACATTACTGATCCAAATACAGATTGGAAAGTTAAAAGAAAATTAACAGTAGATATGACATTAACTACTGGTGAAGATAGAGAACTTACAGAGGTAAATATAGTAGCTAAAACTAAACTTGCACCAAGCAAGGCGTTATCAGCAAAAATTGTTATTGGTACTGATGGAAAAGGTGGTGTATTAGCTAGTGAATATAAAAAGCAAATTCCGGGACAAAGCACTATGAGAGTTGATGAAGAAACTGGAGAAATAGTAACAACTGCAGAAGAAAAAGCAAATGATCCAATAGACTTAAGTGGTATTAAATTAGTTAAATAATTAATCAATATAGCCATGGCAAGGGGCTTAAACCTTGCACATTAATTAAGAAAAGGTGGAAATAAAAAAATGAGAGAACAAGAAGCGTTACAATACTTAGTACAATTAGGAGAAGAAAGTGAACCAATTATTGAATTAAATCAAGGAACTTATTCAAGAATTGATTTAAATAGAGTTAAACAACCAAAGGCACAAGGATTAAGCATTAGTACATTAACAGGATTCGTAGATTACATTAAGAGCAATATAGATGCAATAGACACTAAATTATTAATACATGTTGCATCACATAAAAGAGTTGACTTATATGGACCATTAAATGCAGATAAAGAAAGAGAATGTTATTTAGTAGCAGGAGCAGAGCTACCAACTAATATTAGATATGAGCAATTTTTAGATACAGAGCAATTTAATATTATGTTACAAAGTTCATTTTCAGATAAAGGGGACAAGGAAGTTTTATTAAAATATACAGGACTTGTGAGAGATGAAGCTGTAAAAACTACTGGTGATGATGGAATAAGTCAAAAGGTAACAGTAAAAACAGGAGTTGCAAGTGTAGCTGAAGCTATAGTACCTAATCCAGTAAGTTTAGCACCATATAGAACATTCCCAGAGATAGAACAACCTTTAAGTAAATTTATATTTAGAATGAAAGATGGTCCAAGAGCTGCAATCTTTGAAGCTGATGGAGGGGCTTGGAGAAATGAATCAATTTTAAATATTAAAGAATACTTAAAGAAAGAACTTGAAGGATTAGAAAACATTGAAATAATAGCATAGCAGTGAGGGGGATTTATTCCCCTTACATAAAAAAAGTAGGTGAAGTTTTGAAAGTAAAAATAGAAGAATGGCTAATATTAATAGGGATTGGCTCAACAATAACATTAATATGGCAACTATTAGAATTACTTATTGATGGAAGTATATCACCAAGTAATGTAGATAGTATCGTAGGAATAATATTAAGTTTTTCATTATATTTTAACTTGAAAAGGGTGAGGGAATGATATTAGCAATAGATCCAGGGAATATAGAAAGTGGATATGTAATTGTAGGTGAAAATTTAGAAATATGGGACAAAGGAAAAGTTAGTAATTATGATTTAATGTATATTATTAATGATTGTATCATGGCAGAGTATGAGAAAAGAAATGAAAATATTAATATCGCCATAGAAATGATAGCATCTTACGGAATGCCAGTAGGTGCAGAAGTATTTGAAACTTGTGTATGGATAGGTAGATTTAAGCAAGAACTAATTAGATTAGGATGTACAGAAGAAGATATAAAATACATCTATCGAAAAGATGAAAAAATGAATTTATGCCAAAGTATGAAAGCAAATGATGCAACAATAAAACAAGCTTTGGTAGATAGATTTGCAAGGGGACAGAAAAACTATGGGAAAGGAACAAAAAAAGAACCAGGATGGTTTTATGGATTTGCAAAGGATATTTGGGCAGCATATGCAGTTGCAGTTACTTATAAGGATATGTATTTGAAGGATGGTATAAATAAAAATGAATAAGGAGGAATGGAAACCAATAAAAGGATATGAGGGAGTATATGCTATAAGCAATTATGGAAGAGTTAAAAGTTACATTGGATGGGATGGGAAGAAATATATCAAAAGGGAAAGAATATTAGCTCCATACAAAGAACAAACAAATATAAATTATTGTAGAAGTGTTGTTAAATTGTTTAAAAATAAAACTAAAAAAGATTTTAAAGTTCATAGATTAGTCGCAGAAGCTTTTATTGCTAATCCCAATAATTACAAAGTTGTAAATCATATTGATGGAAATCCATTAAATAATAGGGTTGACAATTTAGAATGGTGCAGTCAGAAAATGAATGTAGTTCATGCAATTAGTCATGAGTTAAATGTGCATAGAATTAATACTATAGATAGAACAACAATGGTTGAATTATTGAACAATAAATTCAACTATGATGAAATAGCACAGATGTTGGGAATAGCTAAAGGAACTGTATTTAATTATATAAGAAAATTTAATATTAAAAAAATATATGAATAGGAGTTGATTACTATTAATAAAGTAGTTCTTATTGGGAGATTAACAAAGGATCCAGAACTAAGATTTACGCCAGGAGCAGGAACAGCAGTTACTACATTAACATTAGCAGTTGATAAGTATAATTCTAAATCTGGTCAAAAAGAAGCGGACTTTGTTCCTGTAGTTATATGGGGAAAACAAGCTGAAAGCACAGCAAATTATATGGTCAAGGGAAGCCAAATGGCTATAAGCGGAAGAATACAAACTAGAAATTATGAAGCTAAAGACGGTACTAAGAGATACGTTACAGAAGTAGTTGCTACAGAAGTTCAGTTCTTAAGTAAATCAAATGATTCCAATAGTGGAAACTCATCATCTAGTCCTTTTGACAATGGAAACTTTGATGAAGATATAAATCCTGTGGATGATGGAGATTGTCCTTTCTAGAAGGTAATTATGAGTAAATATCTTTGGATAGCAGTAAGTCCAGATAAGTATGAACTTCCACTAGTAGTTGAAGATACATCTAAAAAACTAGCAGATAAATTGAAAGTAACTGATGGATGTATAAGAGCATCTGAATATAACTACAGAAAAAGAAACACCGGAAAGTATGAATCAAAATGTGATATAAGGATAATTAAGATTTTAAGATAATTAAATAGAGAATAAGAGCAAATAGCAATATGGTTATAAGTTCTTATTCTCAAATAAAAATCAATTTCAAGAGAGGAAGTAATAAAAATGAGGAATTATGTAGAAAATAGGGTAAAGGAAGTAGCTGAGTTTACAGTGGGAACTAAATATAATGTCTACAAGAAAGCTATAACAGAATATGGAGAGTATGGACAATTAGATGTTGTTATAGAGGAAATGGCAGAACTAACACAAGCTATTTCTAAATTTAAACGAGGAAAGAACCACAATGTGGAAGAAGAAGTCGCAGACGTAGAGATAATGTTGGAACAAATGAGATTAATATTTGATTCTAATAAAATAGAAGGTATTAAGCGAGAAAAGATTTTAAGATTAGAAAAAAGATTAAAGGAGGATTAGGTCATGACGCCAAAAGAGCTTACAGAATTAACAATAAAGGATATAGCAGCTAGAAGAGCAAAAGCTGATAGAGAATTTTATGCTTATCAAAAAGAAAGTGGAGTAAGAAGAAAAAAATCTTCTAATGTAAGATATGGTGGATATAGGTGGTAATCCTAATAAATTAGGAGGGATAGGATGCAAAAATATAAAAGAATACTTTATAAAGAAACAGAAGATAAATTATATAAATACTTCAATAGAGATAGGATATACAAAGGTCTAAATAGTCAATTAACTGTATTAAATAAACAGATAGATGAATTAAGCAATGAATTAAAAGACTGTAAATATATTAATGTAGATGAAGAATCATCATCACCAGGATTTGATGAAAGGGTACAAACATCATCTAGTTGTACAAGTTATGTTGAAAGCCAAGTAATTAAATTAACAGATATGAAGTTAAGAAGAAAAGAAAAAAAGGAACTTGAAAGAGAAAATATATTAAGTCAATTAGGTGATCTTGAATCAATAATAGCAGAAATGGAATGGAAAGTAGGACAACTTAGGGATAATTATAAAAAAATGCTTTCCATGGTATATAAGGACAACATGAATGAAGTTCAAATATCTTTTAAATTGCATCTAAGTCAAAGCCAAGTGAATAAGAGAAAGAATAAGATACTAGAACATATATTTATGTGGGAAAAATGGAATTAGGTAATATAATTAAAGAAGTGAGGAATATTGAAAATAGAAAGGTATCATAAATGTGGCGGAGTGATGAAAAAAAATAATTGTGACTTATGTGGAAAATCAATATTTAATAAGGATAAAACTATAATGATAAATAAAGATAATAAAAATACTATTTATATTTGTGAGGAATGTTACAATACATTTTTCAATAAATCAGACAAAAAGCAGTTAGCAATTTGTAAATTTTATGTAATAAGAGTGCAGTAATTTCAGTATTAAGTTTCTGGGGTGTTTGTGATATTTATTTACATTTAGATCAATATAAAGCTATGTTTAATTGAAAACATAGGTAATAATAATACTTTTTCTAAAAATTAATAATAAAAGATAATTAATAACATAAAAAAATCGGAATATTAAGAATGAAGTGAGCCCTGTTAAGTAAATACAGGTAAAAAAAGCTGTTGTATTAGTTACTTAACAGGGCGATTTTATGTCTAGAAAACAATGGGAAAATTTATTTAAAATCAAGTTAGGAAAAGTAAAATACACTAATTTACTAAGATTCTCAGATATATGTAATACTTTACAAACATAA